AGACTGGTAGTGCAGGGGCTTTTGGTGTAGCAGGTGCAGGAGGAAGTAATGGAACCTATGGAGGCGGGAGCTTCTATTGCCCCGTCGCCGCGATAGGCCTCGGCCGTGCTGGTGGTGCAGCAGGTTTTGCCCTTCGTGAAAATAGTAGAACAATAACTTTAAATAATGACGGCGGAACAATCGCCGGAACGGTAGGATAGAGTAATGAAAGTTTTAATTCCATACTCTGGTGGCGTAAACAGTGTCTATGCATTATGGCGTTGGCTTGTTGAAACTGACCACGAGATCGTTGCGGTATACGCAAGTGAGAAGTGGGATAAGGCATTGGAGAGAGCGCCTCGCGAGGAAGCTGCGGCGGATCAAATCGTGGCATGGCTACAAGATGTTCGTGCGTTTGAGTACCGAAAAATCGAGTGGCCGGTGCCGTACACGGCGGACATGCAGCCGCTACGCGCGGGATTCACAAACGTCTGGGATCAGGGAGCCGTTGAGCCGAGGTATCACGGCTACGCCGCCCTGCTCGACGCCGAAGAATTTGGCGGCATCGTCACCGGTTACTCGCTTGAAAATACTGCGGTCGATGCCTACCGAAATCTTCGCGGCATATTCGAGAGGCCATCGGTCAACTGCTATCTCGCCGGATCGCCAGTGCTGGAGACGGTGATCGCGCAGGGTGCTGATCTCGATTTCGACGCTGTTTGCGCGGCGCTGATCGGTAGGTTTGAGCAGTTTGAAGCTCTTCCCGCCGAACTCGCGGCCATGATCGTTAGCAAGTGCGAGGTGCGCCACGACCCATCCGCAATGGATGGTAGCGCGGTTCTGTGCATGTCGTGCCTCTACGACCAGTGCCGAGAGGATGTTGCCATGAGCGGCGCTGATCTCGACGCGGCATTTGCCCAGCACGGCAGCTACGGGAAATGGCGCTCAGAAGCGGACCCCAAAACCTACACCTATCGAGGAAAATCACAGATAAAAGCACTTGAGCTATTAGGAACTAAGCTATGACAAATAAAATAAAATATATATTAGCATATGTACTAATAACATTAGGATTTATAACTCCAGCATCAGCAGAAATATTTTGTTTTACTGAGGATGCTCAAGATATTGAAAAAAGCATACAAAAATATAATGAAGAATTTGTTTTTTCAGCAGTAACTGCAACAGGCACACCTATTACTATTTATAAAGGTAAGGATAGTTTTACAATTCTTTTTTTAACCAATGAAGGAAAAGTTTGTACTGGACCTAACTATACAGGACATATAATTCCAAAACTAAAACTTAACGACAAAGAAGGTATTTAATATGGCTAGTACTTATACAGATAGACTAGGTTTAGAAAAACAGACTGATGGAGAAAATCCAAACAGTTGGGGCGCTATTCTAAATACTAATGTTATTGATCTTTTAGATGACGCTATTGCTGGATATACTGTCGTATCTGTAAGTGGCGTTCCTCTTACTCTTACAGATAATTCAGGTTCTACAGATCAATCACGCAATGCTGCTCTTGAATTTGCAGGTACGCTAACGGCTCTTGTAACTATTACTGTCCCTAGTGAACAAAAAACTTATTTTGTTCGAGAGAATACTTCAGGTTCTTTTGGGGTGCAGATGAAAACTGTAGGAGGAACTGCTTTAAGTCTTCAGCAGGGTGTAAATATTTTTGTTGCTTGTGATGGAACAAGTATTTATAAAGTAGATACTCCTGTTTCTGTTAGTAATTTTACAGCTAATACTCTTATTGCAACTAGTATTACAACATCTATACTTGATGCTACAGATATTAATGCTACAAATATTAGTGCTACAGATATTGTTACTTCAATTATAGGCACTTCAATTATGAATGCCACATATATTAACACCTCTTCGGTTAGCACTACGGTACTTAATGTAGACGGAACGGCTACTTTTTCTGGTCCCGTTGTTGCAACAGAAGTCGTTACAATAGCTGATGCAACAAATATAGCCGTTAATTTAGCGCAGAGTAATAATTTTTATGTTCAAATGACTTCTGCTGTAGGCTCCGGCAGAACTTTAGCAAATCCTACTAATGCTGTTATAGGGCAATGTGGAGTTATATACGTAATTCAAGCTGTATCGGGAGTAGCTACTAAAACAATGTCATTTGGTACTTCCTACAGATTTAAAGATGGTTTAGCTCCCACTATTACACAATCTACTAGTGCTGTTGATATGCTTGTTTATAATGTAAGAGCTTCTAATATTATTGATGTTCTTCCAGCACAAAATTTAAAAGCAGAAGTTTAGTATAAATGGCTAGTTCCTCCTCACGTTTATCTAAGCTTAACTTTATAGCTGGTTTTCACCAAGAGTCTACTCAGTACTCTGAGGAAGGAAAGTGGTATGAAGGTGATCGTGTACGTTTCCGTGAGGGCCGACCAGAAAACTTAAGGGGCTATGCAAAGCACGATTCTGATCTTCTTTTAGGTACGTCAAGAGATTTAATTTCTTGGATATCAAACGATACAGAAAAGTATTTAGCTACAGGCACAAGTGAACGTCTTTACATTCTGGATGGTTCTGTTAATTATGATGTCACACCTATTATAACAGTAGTAACTCTTACTAGTGTAATGAATGTGCAGTCTGGTTCTCCTATTGTTTCTGTTAGTTTAACCAATCACGGTGTTAGTGTCGGTGATTGGATTGAATTTACTAGTACCTCTTTACCCGGTTTTTCTGAAGGAACTAATTTTGCTGTATCAGCTTTTGGTGGTCCTACTTATAAAGTCACAGGTAAATCTAGTTTGAATAACTTTGCATTTACTGTAAACTATACTGCAGATTCTGCTTTAACAGATGTAGGTGTAGCTACAGCTAATTATTTATTACCTACTGAACAAACTGATAGTATTCAAGGTTTAGGATATGGAGCAGGTGTTTATAATGCGGGTGTTTCTATTACGGGTGAGAGAGCTTGGAATGAAGCTGCTGAGTCATCTAATATTATATTCCTTGCTAATCAATGGTCAATGGATAATTGGGGAGAAGACCTCTTAGCTGTTCGCCGTGGTGGACCACTACTTCATTGGGATGCTGATGCGAGTGCAACACCAGCAAGAGCAACTATTGTAGCTACCGGACCGAGTAAAATTAACAGCATTGTTGTATCTCCTAATGATAGACATGTAATTGCTTTAGGTTCTAATGAAGTTGGTACATCAGTCTTTAATCCTCTTTTAGTTCGTTGGTCAGATCAAGAAGATTATACTAATTGGTCAGTAAATATTTCTTCTACATCTGGTGAAATACAGTTAATTGATGGCACAGAAATTGTTGGGGGTGTTCGCTCCCGTAATGCTATTCATATTTGGACAGATCGTGCGATGTACGGTTTAAACTTTGTTGGGCCTCCTTTTATTTTCAACAATACTTTACTAGGTAATAATGCTGGTCTTATTGGTCCACATGCTGCTGTAGCATTAGAAGGCGTTACTTATTGGATGGGGCTAAATGACTTCTTTGCCTTTAATGGTAGAGTACAGAAACTTAATTGCACTATTCGTCGTTTTCTTTATGACAGCTTTAATATGACACAGGCTGATAAAGTGTATGCAGGTACTAACTCTGAGTTTCATGAAGTAATTTGGTTATATCCGTCTACTAATTCCTTAGAACCTGATCGTTATGTTATTTATAATACAGTAGAAGATCATTGGGTATTTGGTACTGGTTTCTTTAATACCTTTGAAGATATGGTTGTATTTAATAATACAATTACAACAGGTAATTCTCCTACGGATGGGGATAATTATTATTGGGATAATGAACCTGATGGAATATATACTGGTGATGGTCAGGCTTTAGGTTCCTATATTGAGTCAGCAGATTTTGATATTGAAGACGGTGATAGATTAATGTTTATTGATCGTATTATTCCTGATTATACTATTGATAGTGGCTTTATTACTTTTACTATTGATACTAAACAATATCCTAATAGTCCTACTATTTCTAAAGGACCATTTACAATTAACGCAGGTACTGAAAAGATTGACATGAGAGCTAGAGGTAGACAGGCATCTGTAAGAGTTTCTTCTACTGAATCAGGCACTAGCTGGAGATGGGGTAGTGTACGTATGGGTATTCAACCTGATGGAGGTCGTTAATGGCTAATAAACTTTATCCTGAAATGCCTTATTATTCTAATTTAAATACAATAGATAGTAAACAAGTATATGACGATTTAATTCGATATGCGGCAGAAATGAAGTTTCTTCTTGAACAAAGGGACTTTGAAGTAGAGACAGCACCAGCTACACGAGTCAGAACTGTTGTAAGTGTCGGTAGTATTGGTAGACCAGAAGATGGTTATGTTGTTTATGCTACAAAAGCTCAGAAGTATAAAGGTTACGTTTCGGGAACAGGTTGGGTGGACTTTCATTAATATGGATAATAATTACAAAAATATGATGGAATTAATATATAATAGTACATTTATTGAAAATGTCAACAATGGTGTAGCTCCTCAAACAGATTATTTTGGAGCAAGAACCACTGAAGGTATGGCGTATTCTAAGGATGCATTATATAATAAACAAAAGAATAATACATTCCATGCAGATATGACTAAGCCACAATCGCACTATATGAATCCAAAGCAAGGAACTAAGTAATGATTAATAGAAATGCACCTTATAGTGGCGTAGCTAGTATTATGGATATGCGTGATCGTAATCCTAATACTCAACTTGCTTATGTACCTAATGGCTATCTAAATAGTGTTCCTACTGCTTCTAATCCTTATACGGGTATTCCACAAGTAAATAGTCCTATTGCTATGAATAAGGGTGGTATGCCTTCACAGCAACCATATCCTATGCAAGAAGAAGCTAGTGAATTAGCTGATCGTGGTCGTTATGGAGATACAACATTAGTTCACATGACACCGGGAGAAGTACAAGGATTAGCTTCACTTGGTCAATTAACTATTAACCCAGATACAGGGCTTCCTGAAGCTTTTAAGCTTAGTAGCCTTCTTCCAATAGTAGCTAATGTTGGTTTAGCTGTTGCAACAGGTGGTATGTCTATACCTGCTCAAATGGCTATTATGGGTGCTGCTAACTTTGGTATGGGGCTGCTACAAGGGCAGACTGCCCAACAAGCTCTTTTGGGTGGCGCATTTGCTGCAGGTACTGCAGGATTAACGGGAGGACTTAGTAGTGCAGCAAGTGGTGCAGCAGGTTCTAGTGCTACACAAGGTGTAAAAGCTGCTGCAGGACCGGGAATGATGGCATCAGCTCCTGCTGGAGCGGCTATTGCAGGACCGGGAATGATGGCATTATCGCCTAGTGGAGCATCTACTATCGCAGGTGCTATGGCTCCAGCAACAGCATCACAAGCACAACTGGCTGCTTCTCAAGCTGCTGTAGGATCAAACATGATGGCCTTATCTCCAGCTACTGCTCCATATATTGCTCCTAATGTTGTTACTAGTCCTGCTGGGCTAGGACAAACACAATTTGGTGTAACTCCTTTAGCACCGGGAACACAACCAAGACTAGCGCCACCACCCGCTGCACCAGCATCTACACCTAGTTGGTTTAAACGTAATATTTATGATTCTGCTGCTAATCTAAAAGCTGCAGACGGTACTATTACTGGAGAAGGACTTGTAGAAAGTATCTTTAGTCCTAATCGTTCAAGTCTTGATCCTAATGCTGGTATGTTAGAAAAATATGGTCCACTAGGTGGGGCAGGTTTAGGTGCTTTAGGATTAGCAAGTGCTTTCGGTTCAGAAGAAGAAGAAGAAGAGCAAACAATGGCTGAGAGACGAACAGCAGAATTTGATAAATACACATTAGAAGGTGGTGAAGTGATTAGACCTATTGCTACAGCAGAAGAACTACGTAAACGTTCAACAGAAGGGGGAAGTAAAAACTACTTTAATCCTTATACGTATGTACGTCAAGCATCAGCAGGAGGCATTGTAGGTCTCCAGCAGGGCGGTATGCCAATGCAGCCTCCTCCCGGTCAGCCTCAGTCGGCTATGGGTGCTTTACTTACACAGCCTATGCAGCAGCCTATGCAACAGCCTATGCAGCCTCCTCCTGCTCCTGCACCGCAAGGTATTCAGCCTATGCCTAATCAAACAAACGAATTTATGAAGATTATGGATATGGAGCAACAGGTTCAGCAACAAAATATGAACGCTGGGCTGCAGGGTCAACAAACATTAAGTGGTCTTCTTGCAGGTGCTGGTAATTATCTACAATCCCAAGGCATTAACTATCCAACAACTACCCCAAGTGGCACTATTCCTCAAGTACCTTCTATTAACCAAGGTTCACAGGTTAATATGGGAGCTTCAGGAGGGTTTGCTCAAGGTGGTAGTCTAAATGTACCACCAACACCTGAGCCGATGTACACAGGTGGTCTTTTAGGTTATAATGAGGGTGGAATGCCTTCACAGGAACAAGGATACTTTGAGGGACAAGTAGTTGGTAATGGAGATGGTCAATCAGATGAAGTACCATTTAATGTAGATAGCGAAGAAGTAGATATGGCTATGCTGTCTCCTGATGAATATGTACTTGCAGCAGATGTTGTCGCTTATATTGGAGATGGTTCTTCTAATGCAGGTGCAGATAAATTAGATCAATTTATGGTAAATGTAAGAAAACAAGCTCATGGTTCTGATAAACAGATCGAAGGCTTTAATGAAAGAGGACTAGCAAACTTAGTGGCATAATGGAATTAATAAAAATTAATAGTAATACGATAGAAGCAACTTGGCCCTACGTTAAAGACTTAGTTCAAAAACCTATAGATAAAACATTAGGTGAGCGTAACTTAGAAGATGTTTATAATAGTTTAATAAATGGTCAAACAGTATTATGGATAGCTGCTAATAAAGAAGAAGGTATAATGGGCGTAATGATAACACAGATAGTACATCACCCTCAGTATAAACTTTTATTACTGTCTCTAGTAGGGTCTAAACCACATACAATAAATAAATGGCTAGACTATTCTTGGCAGAAAGATTCTCCATTATTAAAGTACGCAAAAGAAAATAATTGCAAACGTATTGAAGGTTACATTAGAAGTGGTTGGCTTAAATTCCTAAAGAAACATGGATTTAAAAAATACAACACTGTTGTTACAAAGGAAGTAGAATACAATGATTGATGCTAAGATCGAAACTAAACATATTATTGCTGAGCTTTCAGTAACAGAAAAAATCTGTCTATATAATGCTTTGTATGAAGACTTAGCAGGTAAGGGTATCGAGGGTGATACTGAACTTGCTCATGTCAATAAGGCAGAGATGGTTGCTCTTCTTGATATGGGTGGTTCAGGCACAATTAATCCTAATACAGGTCTTATTCAGTTTATGGGGGGTGGTAGTCCTCCTCCTCCTCCTCCTGCTCCTTCTTCAGTATCACAGACTTCAGAATTTCCTACTGAATTACGTCCTTATATTGCTGATGTTTTAGGCAAAGCTCAAGCTATTCAAGAAAAACGTGAAGTAGAAGGATATAGACCTTATGAAGGTCCACAAGTTGCTGAATTTACTCCTCAACAGCAACAAGCTTTTACAGGTGTTGAAGGTCTCGTAGGAGCGGGAGCACAATATTTTGATCCTGCTGCTAGTTTAGCTGCTTCTTCTGCTACGGCACCTACTGCTGAATCAGTGCAGCAGTATATGTCTCCTTATGCTCAAAATGTAGTAGACATTCAAAAGCGTGAGGCTCTCCGACAAGCTGATGTAGCAGATCAGAAGCTAGGAGCACAAGCCGTAAAGGCTGGAGGCTATGGGGGATCACGTCAGGCTATTTTAGGGGCTGAACAAGCACGTAATACACAAACTTTATTAGGAGATATCCAAGCTCGTGGAACTGCTGCTGCTTATGAAGATGCTCAAACACGTCTTTCTCAACAGCGGCAGCGTGAGTTAGCAGCTTCTGGTCAGTTTATGAATCTAGGAACTAATGCTCCACAACAAGCTTTAAAGGAATTTACTGCACTTGAAGCTGTTGGCGCACAAGGACAAGCACTAAATCAACAAGCATTAAATATTGGTAAGCAGCAGTTTCAGGAAGAGCAAACATTCCCAGAACAGACACTACAACAGTATCAATCTGTTATTCGTGGTTTTCCTCTTGCAGCTAATACTTATACAAACAGCCAGACAACTACTCCTGCACCTAGCTATCTACAACAAGCAGCAGGTCTAGGTTCTACAGCCGTTGGCCTTGCTGGTGCCTTTGGTGCCTTTAGAAATAAGGGTGGTAAAGTAGACAGCGGCAGTGGGCTAGGTTCTATTGTTGTTAAACGTCAAGCTGGTAGTCAGGTTGCTCCTGTTGCTCCTGTTGCTCCTGTTTCTCCTTTTGCATCTTTGGGTAATGTTACTCCTCAAGCTTCTATGCTTGGTCCTATAAGTAAGAGAAATATTTCTGATGCTACTGAAGATATCCGTAAAGCTTTAGAGGAAGGCAAACTAACTCGTCAAGAAGCTATGTTAGCTAGGCAGAAATTAATGGAAGCCGGAGCTGAACCTACTGCTGATGATACAGCTTATCTTAATAAACTAAGGGATGTTGACTTTGCGGCTCAAAAAACAGAAGCTGAGTCTGAATATAAAAAAGATTTAGAAAGTGTAGAAAGTAATAAGTGGTTATCACTAGCTAAAGCTGGTTTTGGTATTCTAGGGCAGGATGGCTCAAAGGGAACATTAGGTGGTATTTCTACAGGTGTTACTGGCTCTGGTGCACTTGATGATCTGTCCAAACTTGCTAGAGAAGAGCGTCAATTAGCTAGAGACAAAAGAAAAGAACTAAAGGGCATTAGTTCAGATGAATTAAATAACATGGCTAGTATAGCTGGTATTTCTAGAAAAGAAGCCGATGCAATGCGTAATGCTCAAATTAACGCACAAAATGACATTATTACTGAAGCTAATACAGGCATTAAACAAATGACGGGTCTAGCTGATATGCAAAGCAGAGATCGTAAAGAATTTGTAGCAGAACATAAAATGTTACTTGATTATAATGCTGCTGTAAAAAAAGCCGGTAAAGAAGGTGGTATGAAAGCTGCTGATTATAATGCAGTATTAAAATCAGTTCTTGATTCATATGGTGCTGTTGTTAATAAAGATGACGAGACTGGCGAAGTAAGTATTATGATTGGTAACAAGCCTCTTTCTGGTGATTTACTAAAGAAAATAAATGCTGATAAAGATAGAGCAATAGATACTTGGATTGAGGCTGGTGGTGGTAGTGGCGGATACTCAGCAGTAACAAAAATATTTCAGGGCGCCAATGCCGGTGATCCTGCGGGTATTAGGTAAATGTCTGGTATACAACAATTAAGAGAAAAATATCCTGAATATAATGACTTATCTGATGAAGACTTAGCGGAGGGTTTTAGAAAAAAATATTATTCTGATATTCCTAAAGAAGACTATCAAATTAAAATGGGTATAGAACAAGTTGCTCCTACTGTAGCTACTGAACCTACTGTAGCTACTGAACCTACTGTAGCTACTGAACCTACTGTAGCTACTGAACCTACTGTAGCTACTGTAGCTACTACGAGTGAGCCTGTAGCTACTGAAGTTCCTTCTCAGCAAGAACCTAATTGGTTTCAGCGTACTTTTGCTGATGGTAAAAACACAGGAGAATTAGAACAAGAAGCGGCTAATAGAAAAGAACGTCAAGATGCAGTCTTATCTGAAATTGGACAAAAAATAAACGACGGCACAGCTACTCTTTCTGAAAAAACATACTACTCAAGTCAGTTAAACACTAGGGGTCAGGAGAGTGCTGGGCGTATTACATCTAAAGTAATTAAAGAAACAGTAACTGCCCCCATAGAAATTACAAGTTTTGCTACTCAAATGATTGCTCCAGAAACAGCACAAGCTATTGCTGATTCACCTGTAGGAGAATTATACAAAATTTTTGATACAGTTCTAGAGCCAAAGTTAAGTGACGATGAAGCTATTATTGCTGAATTAACAGGCTTAGTTGTTATGGCTGGTGCCGGTAAAAGACTTGCTCAAGAGGCATTAGAATACATCTATAATC